GATGCAAATGCAGATCAGACTAAGAAAGCCCAAAACCAGCTCAAGCGAACCGGAAAAGTCCGAGACGCAGCGAGCGTATTTGAACGATTCATTTAAGGAATTATTATGCCTACATTTACCGCACATAGTGCTATTGGTCAGCGTGAAGACCTAACCGATGTTATCTATAACATCTCCCCAACAGAAACCCCATTGCTGAACACTTTGGCTCGTGCTAAAGCTACAGCCGTGTACCACGAGTGGCAGACAGACAGCCTGTCCGCAGCTACTACTGCTAACGCAGCAGTTGAAGGTGCTGACGCTACTTCGGCAACACTCAGCCCAACAACCCGCCTCGGTAACTACACCCAGATCGTTCAAAAGACGATTCAAGTGTCCGGCACTCTTGAGACTGTTAATAAAGCAGGTCGCAAGTCGGAAAAGGCTTACCAATTGGCTCGTGCATCAAGCGAGTTGAAGCGTGACATCGAGACGATTCTTTGTGCAAACCAAGGTCGTAGCGCAGGTTCGTCAAGCACAGCCCGTACAATGGGTTCGATGCTGTCGTGGCTTGTTTCTAACGTAGACAAAGCCTCTAACGGTGCAAACCCAACAACTATCGGTGTGTCGACCCGTTCGGACGGTACTGCTCGCACGTTTACTGAGACTCTTCTCAAGAACGTGATTGCATCCGTTTACTCTTCGGGCGGTTCGCCAAAAGTGTTGATGGTTGGTACGGCAGGTAAGCAGAAAGTGTCGAGCTTTGCAGGTATTGCTGCACAGCGCTACATGGCTCCAGCCGATGCTCCTACTACCATTATTGGTGCGGCTGACGTGTACCTGTCGGACTTCGGTTCGGTCTCTGTTGTTCCTAACCGTTTCATGCGTGCAAGCGATGCTTTCGTGCTCGATCCTGAGTACGCAGCAGTTGCCTACCTACGCCCATTCGCAACAAACGAATTGGCTAAGGCTGGCGATAGCGACAAGACTCAGATTCTTGCTGAGTTGACGCTTGAAATGCGTAACGAAGCAGCTCATGGCTTGGTCGCTGACCTGAACATGGCGCTGTAATCTCAACTTGAGATAGGGGTAGGGCTTCGGCTCTACCCCACCACTAGGATTATGAAAAAACTATTTAATGTTGACACCGAAGTAGGTAGACATACGGTAGCCCACGATGACGGAGATGGTGGACTAATCCTCGAAACCAAACAAGATATTTCAGAAATACTAGAAGCAAACAAGCGGGACTACAACAGCATTACTTCTGTAGACCGTTGGGGTGATTTAACACATATAGCTCGGATACCTTACACGGTCATTGATGATCTGAATAGAAAGGGTATTATGAGAGGGTTCGCAGTTGTTGACGAAGGCGCATTTGCTGCTTTCCTTAACAATCCTGATAACCGATTTTTACGTGTTCGCCCAGGGAATATATGAAGATAGCTATATGCGTACCATGCCGTGATAGTGTTATGTCGGGCTTTGCCTTTGACCTAGCTAATATGGTTGGTTACACAGCAAGAAATACCGACCACAAGATAACTTTATTACAGATGCCAGGCACGCTAATCTTTACGCAGCGTGAGATGTTGGCAGACGATGCTTTAGCAGACGGTGCGGAAGCGCTCCTGTGGATTGACTCAGATATGCGGTTTCCGGCAAATACGCTAGAAGTGATGTTAAGCCGGAAAGTACCTATCTTGGGAGTTAACGCTACGACACGCAGAACACCAATTCTCCCCACAGCATTAAATCTGGAGATGGAGAAAGACACTGCCGTATTACGCAAGGTAGAAAGTAGAGGCAAGCAAGGGATAGAGCAGGTAACAGCCGTAGGATTCGGGGTTACGCTTGTTAAATCTCAAGTATTTAGGGAAATCCCTAAGCCTTGGTTTAACATTATCTGGAAGGATGATGGAGACATTATTGGCGAGGATGTACATTTCTGCGTCAAGGCGCTAGATTTCGGGATAGAAACTTATGTCGATCACGACCTAAGCCCGTTAATCAAGCATATAGGCACAAAAGAATACGGATGGGATGACGTAAAACATGGCAATAACAACATACAGCGACCTGCAAACAACAATCGCAAGCTATCTCGCAAGAAGTGACCTAACGGCTCAGATACCGGACTTTATCCGCTTAGCCGAGACACGATTGCGTAGGGACTTGCGTATCCGGCAGATGATGAACGCAGCCACTACAAGCACTACGGGTGGCGATGCTACCGTAGCCTTGCCTAGTGACTTCCTAGAGGTGCGTGACCTTACGTTGTTGACTAACCCCGTTACGCCATTAAACTACATCTCCCCATCCGTATTCTCTCGTAACGCTCGTGTGACTGAATCAGGTAGACCATTGGATTACACCATCTTGGCTACCGAGTTTAAGTTTGCACCCGTACCGGATACTGCGTACACGATTGAGATTCTGTATTACGCAGCACCAGCGTTCCTAACAAGCTCAAACCCTAGCAATACATTCCTAGCCGTTTGCCCTGACCTACTGCTTTACGCATCCTTGGTCGAGGCAGAGCCGTACCTTATGAACGATTCACGGATTCAGGTATGGGCGGGTATGTACGACAGAGGTTTAGCATCAACAAATACATCGGATGAAGCCGCACAATATAGTGGCGTTCCGCTTACAATGACACTTACAGCGAGGTAAACATGGCTGCTCTTAGCAATTACTTGGAAAACGCACTTATCAACGGTACGTTGCGTGCTACATCTTACACAGCACCTACAACCGTTTATGTGGGCTTGTTTACCTCTGACCCTACGGACGCAGGTACAGGTACGGAAGTATCCGGCAATGCCTATACCCGTAAATCAGCTACCTTTGCAGCACCATCAAACGGTGTAAGCGTAACTAGCGCAGACATTCAGTTCGACCAAGCCACAGGCTCATGGGGAACGATTGGATGGTTTGGTATCTTAGACGCTTCTACATCCGGCAACCTTTTGTATCACGGTGCGCTTACGACAAGCAAGACGATTGATACAGGCGATGTATTTAAGATTGCAGCAGGTAGCTTGACCGTTACGTTGGCTTAATTATGGCTGACGTATGCGGACCATTTACGCTCGAAGGACTAGATCAGTTCGGCACGCTAGATAGTCTCGCATTTTCGCTCGATAGTTCCGTATGGACTTCTGCTAACACTTGTATCCTAGAATTTAGCTCAAGTGTTACAGGCACAGCACAAGCTATTGCTGACGCTATCCGTATATTGGCAGGTGTAGGAAGCATTAGTGGAAACGCTACGGTTTCCGGCACACCTATCCGCATACGAATGTCTAGCGCAAGTGTATCGGGTAGCGCTACGGTATCGGGAGATGCAATCCGTATCCGTTCGGCTACAGCCTCTATTACGGGTATCGGATCGGTAACTTGCTTAGGCGGTGTTGAATACTTAGGTAGTGGCATAGCTAATGGCATTGCAAGCGCCTACGCAGCCGCAGGAGTGATTCAAAGCGCAAGCATGAGCATTACCGTGTTCGGTACTGTTGTGTGCGCTGGCGAACGTTTAGGCGAGAATTGGACGGATGAGACTTTCGGGTCTAACACATGGACAGATATACCAGCGGGGTCTAATACATGGACTCCTGTGGCTCAGGGGAATAACACATGGCAGAGAGTAGGATAAATCTAGGCGAATGGATGCCGGATCAGCCTGGCTTGGCTGGCGCTCTTACGGAAGCCAAGAACGTAATCCCTATGGGAATTGGCTACGGTCCATTCACCTCAGAGGTTAACTTATCGCAAGACGCATCCCAAAACATCCTAACGGTGTTTGCGGGTAAGTTTGCAGGTACGACTACGCTATTTGGTGCAGGTGCAACAAAGATATTTAAGTTTGACTCGACAGACGCAACAATGGACGATGTGTCCCGTACCGCTAGTGCGTACACAAGTACGGATCGGTGGTCATACACACAGTTCGGTCGGGTAATTATTGCGGCAAACGGTACAAACGTCTTGCAAGGTTGGACGCTTAACTCGTCTGCTAACTTTGCTGACCTGTCCGCATCTGCTCCGGCAGCGGCTTTTGTAACAGTTGTGCGAGACTTTGTGGTGGCGGCTAGAACCGCAGCTAACGCCAACCGTGTCTTATGGTCTGATATTAACGATGAGACGGATTGGGTATCCGGTCCTACCTCTCAATCGGATTATCAAGACATACCGGATGGTGGAGACATTCAGGGCGTGCGTGGTGGTGAGTTTGGTCTAGTATTCCTAGAGCGAGCCATTGTGCGTATGTCCTATGTCGGCGCACCTTTATTCTTTCAATTTGACACCATCTCCCGCAACTTAGGATGTTACGAATCACGGTCAATTGTGCAGTACGGACCGACCTCGTACTTCCTCTCGGACGATGGTTTCTATGCTTGTGACGGACAAAACATTATTCCTATCGGTGCTGAGAAAGTAGACCGATTCTTCTTTGCAGACGCTAACCCGTCACTTATTAACCAAATGTCTAGCGCTATTGACCCGATTAACAGCCTAGTTATATGGTGCTATACAAACATATTTGGCTCTAAGTCCTTGCTGATCTATAACTGGCAGACTAAGAAATGGACGCACGCAGACACAAGCGCAGACTATATCGCTACGGCTGCTAGTGCCACGATTACCTTGGAAGGCTTGGACGCATACGGCACGATGGACAGCCTGAGCACGAGCTTAGATTCTCGCCTATGGGCGGGTGGTAAAGTCCTGTTGGCAGGTGCGGATGGGGCTAAAATTATCACTTATACGGGTCAACCTAAAACGGCAGACATACAGACCGGAGACTTTCAAGCAGGTCCACAGTCTATCGTTAAGTTAGCCCGCCCGCAGGTGGACAATGGCTCGGCAGAGGTGGCTGTGTTCTCTCGTAGTCGGCTAGATACAGAGGTAATCTTTGGTGCTACCACAGCGGCAAGCACAGAGAACCGTGTGTCTCTCAGGTCTACAGGTTCGTACCACAGGTTGAAACTTGTGCCAACAGGTGCTAATTGGTCTAGGGCTGCGGCAATTGATGTAGACATTACCCCAATAGGTACTCGATAATGTTTAGAGTTTTACCTCCGTTTGGTGGCGATCCACGAGCTACGGCTGAGATTGTCAACGGCATTATGAATGGTAAGACCAATAACACAGGCTTGGTGACTCTAGCTACAGGCGGTGCTACTACAACTACGATAAATGACGCTAGGATCGGTGCTGACAGCATTATTATCCTAGTTCCGGTATCTGCTGCTGCCGAGGCTGATACAGCGCCATACGGCTCGTTTCAAAGCCTTGCAGACCAATCGGCTGCATCTGCTAATACAGCATACGCAATAACCTACGATACGACAGACTTTTCCAACGGTGTAAGCGTAGCTAGTAGCTCTAGGGTTACGGTTAAAAACTACGGTATTTACAACTTCCAAACGAGTGTCCAGTTTACTAATTCTGACTCACAGGAGCACGCTGTTTCTGTTTGGTTTAGAAAGAATGGCTCAAATATTGTAAACAGCAATACGCAATTAAGTATTATTGCTAGACACGGATCAATAGATGGAAGTTGTGTATTTGCGGTTAACTTTTACTTTGAATTACAAGCTAATGATTACATTGAAATGATGTGGTCTACCACTAGCACTACTGTACGCCTTGATTATTTGGCAGCACAAACAACGCCTACAAGACCTGCTACACCATCTGTTATAGCAACAATGCAATATGTCGCTCCGTCTGCGTCAACAAATGTATACATTTCAGCACAAACGAATGGAAGTGCAACACTCACTCACTATGCCAACAGTACGGCAGATAAAACCTACGGATATGTGGTTATCGGATGAGATATGAATATGTCACGCAGCCCACGATCAAACAGCATTGGGACTTTATTAAGTTTGGACTCAACAAAATCCTACGGAAATCTCCGGAGGAATGGATACCGGAAGATGTATATGCCAAAGCGATATATCAGCAAGCGCATATATGGTTGGTTAAATCAGAAAATGGCAATAGTGATGGGTTTTTCATCCTTGAACCAAATGGAGATACTTGCCATGTTTGGTGCGCTTGGGCTGTTGAAAGTGATTTATTGGTAGACGGTGTTGAGCAGATAGAAAAGATTGCAAGAGAAACAGGAGCGAGGCGTATCACTTTTGATACAAACCGAGCCGGATGGTCAAGGGTCGCAACTAAATTAGGATTTATACCCCGTACATGGGTTAAGGAGTTGAAATGAGTGGTTCAAGCACACCTAGCACACAGGTAGTCACGCAGCAGATTGATCCTGCTATGCAGCCGTACATTAGCTACGGTCTACAAGAGGCGCAGAAGCTATACCAAAACCCTAGCGTGCCAGGGTATTACCCAGGTCAGGGCTATGTATCGCCTACCGAGTCTACACAACAGGCTCTACAGTTTGGCGCTAATCGTGCCGTACTTGGAAACCCGTTACTGCCTCAAGCGCAACAGACTGTTAGCGGTATGCAGAATACATTTAACCCTGCTATCCAACAGATGCAAGGTACGGCAAGCGGTCAATACTTGTCAGGCAACCCATTCTTTAGCGGTGCGTTTGATGCTGCGGCTCGTGCTGCGGGTACTTCTTTCCAAGACCAAATGCAACAAGTAGCATCCAACACAAGCCGAGCAGGTCGTTACGGCTCAGGCGCAATGGGTCAGCTACAGGATCGTGCGGCAGGTACATTTGCTACGGCATTGACCGATACGGCAGGTAAACTAGCCTATCAGAATTACGATGCCGAACGAGCACGCCAAGAGGCTGCACAGGGCAACATTGGTAACTTGTATGGCGCTGATTACGCTCGCCAATTACAAGCCGCACAGATGTCTCCTGCGCTTGCACAAGCTGACTATCAAGACATTAGCCAACTATACCAAGTTGGTCAGGCTCAAGAAAGCTATCAGCAAGCGGCTCTTGCAGACGCTATGCAGCGTTATAACTTCCAACAGAATCTACCCGCAGCTAAGTTACAGAGCTTCCTGTCGGCGGCTTATGGCGCTCCTATGGGTCAGCAAACCACACAGCCTATTTATCGCAACCAAGGCGCTAACGTGCTCGGTGGTGCGGCATTAGGTAGCGCATTGGGTGGCGGTCCATTGGGCGCAGGTATCGGCGCAGGTGCGGGATTACTTGGACTCTTGGGGTAAATTATGTCAGGAATGTTTAACCCAGAAGGCACGCTAGATACATCTAAACTTGAGAATATGACTCAGGAAGATGTAATGAAAATGATAGCAACGCAACGAGCACAACAGACTCAAAGCGGGATTATGCAACAGGCTATGCAGATGCAAAACCAAAAGATGCAAGGTCAAGCACCTGCGCCACAAATTAAGCGTGGTCAAGCACCGCAGATTATGTCTCCGTATG